GCTAGTACAACTGTCAACGCATACAGGGTTAACTTGCTAAGGTCAAGTGCTGGTGCTAGTACTGACATCACTGTATTGACAACCACAGCACAAACTATCAGTGGTGATAAGACTTTCACAGATGGCACAGAAATAAAACTTGGTACTGACGCAGATGCCAACATCAAGCACACTGGTACTAATCTTAATTTCAACGAAACGACTGGTGATATTAACATAAGGACTTATGCTAATGACAAGGATGTTGTAATTTCCACAGATGACGGCAGTGGCGGAATAACTGAATATATTGTAGCAGATGGTTCAACTGGTGCAGTAAAATTAAAACACTATGGCACAACTGTTTTTGAGACCACAAGCACAGGTGCGTCAATCACAAACACATCAACAAGCGATGCCTTAGACATCACCACAACAGAGGATTCAAGCACAGCGGGACCGGTAATAAATTTAAAAAGAAACAGTTCTAGTGTTGCAAACGCAGACTACCTTGGACAGATCAAATTCCAAGGTGAGAATGATGCTGACCAGGAAGTTCTCTATGCCAAAATTTCAGGTAAGATTTTAGATAGTGCAGATGGATCTGAGGATGGTATCTTAGAATTTGCATTTAAGAAGAACGGATCAAACAACATTTCAGGTAGATTTAGATCTGACAGTTTACAATTATTAAATGACACTAGTTTGAGGGTAACAGGACACGTTGAACTGGGTATACTGTCAGGTGATCCATCCGGGACAACCAATATTGCACACATATACGCTAAAGACGAGTCGTCAAGTGCAGAAGTATTTGTAAGAGATGAAGCGGGTAATGTTACAAAAATATCTCCTCACAACGAAAAAGGTGAGTGGGAATATTTCTCAAGAAATACGAAAACAGGAAAAACTGTAAGAGTTAACATGGAAGAGATGATCAAAGATATCGAAAAACTTACAGGTAAAAAATATATACAAGATTGTTAAACAATCAAATCTAAAATAGTTTGTAGTTTCCCTTTTATACTTTTGTTATTCAAAGTATTTTTAAGACCCATGTGTAAGTTCTTGGGCCAACATTCAAATGCCGTCCAGCAGTAACCGGAATGTTCTTCGTTCAACTGGGGTATAAACTCCCCGTCCACTGCTACAAGATAGGTATGAAAATAAAACTTTTGATCATTTGAAGTGAACATTTCCAAGGGTATCACTTTCTTGAATTTTGGTGTACTACCAACTTCCTCTTCAATTTCTCTTTTTAATCCTTCGAATGCACTTTCACTAAATTTGTTTTTGCCACCAACTAATCCCCATAGACCTTGTGTTTTTTGAGCAGTCCTTTGCAGGAACAAAAAACGTTTGGTGCTTGTGGCGTAGAATAATGCACCTGAACAAACTATGTTTTCTTTCATGCCTTATTATAACAGTTTTTGGTTAACTTATCAAGGAGTAGTTGCATCCGAGGCATCTGCGTCTGGTGTGGCTGTATATCCACCGTCAAGCACAATACTCCAATTTCCTTGTGTGTAGATCCCTTCATATGACTTGACCCACTCCGTACCGTTGAATCTATACTGAATACCAGTGTTTAGATTGGTAACATAGTGCTGTGTTGAATCAGGGTGTGATGCATCAAACACCTTCAACCATTTACTTTGCGCCGAACTATACTCAATAATATCACCAACATTTGCAATCAGTGTACCCCAAGTAGCACTTTGCACTGATGCTGTTGAATCTCCGACGTCGTTAATGATTAGATATCTGTCTCCATTTGAAGGCGTGCCTGGATCAAATGTTGCAGGATTAATAATTTTTTTGACACCAGTTAATGTGTTACTAGGTATTGTGTCTGAATCTATTGTGTAAAGTAATATCGTATCGTCGAGGGTTGTAGTAGCGATTGTGCCAACAATTTGGTTGCCATTAGGTTGCGTTAGTCTTATCTGTGATGTACCGTTTGTCACTTTGCCATACTGATCCAACAGCACTTTCCAGTTTACAGCAGGACCAAATGTTTCAAATGGATCTGCTAAACCAGGATCATTCGCTCCAGTATGAAAACCGTCTCCACCCGACTTCACATTTATTCCTGTTGTGCCTAGTAATCTCAATTGGTTGCCCGTTACCAATAGACCAAAATTGTTTGGTGTAATAAAACTCCTTGATGCTAGTTCGCCGTCTATCAAACCTTTTACTATACCACCATCATCATTGTAAATGCTCATGATAATTTTTTGCACCACTCCCAATTTCTTGACTTTTACAGGTGGTGATAACCAGATCGGCATACTGAATGTCATTGATGCAACATCAATTTCAGTATCTGCTCCCACAGGTATTGTCCTGCTACTAAAAGTTATTCCAGTCAACTCGACATAACTTAAACTTGTCCAGTCAATGTAATTGTCTGTTTTCTGTATCTCAAAATCAGGATTGAACAGGTATAAAATTTGTTCAAGAATTTGCAATTTTTGATCTGTGTTAGAACTGAAAATGTCTGCCGTGACCTCAAGTCTGAATGGTGATGGCATCACTTTTTCAACAGTGTATCCTGCCCCTAATTGGTTGGTGTAGTTACCATCGTCATCTAACCCTCTTTCTCTTAGATGTTGCTTTTCAATATGATAAGGATTTTGCATACGTTCCCTGTCGTAGTTCAATTCCCTAACGTAACATGCAATTTTAGGTGCATATGAAAGTGCATTCTCACTATTGTTTTTGATAATATTAGCAACTTGCCTTGTTGGATCACCGTAAACAACAGGCACGGCCCTCAACCCGACCGTTCCGTCAGCAAGTTTTCCTGTCTCAACAGAAAAATTACTCAAAATTCTTATGAATTGAGTTAAAAATTTTCTTACCTGTCCTTCGTAAAAATGTAACATTCCTAATTGTCAGCCTTTGGTTTCAGAGCATCTGTCAATGATTGTCTTTGTTTCACAGTCAATCCATTAATTGTTGATTCTGTTGTATTGTTTACAAAACCAGTTTTGTAGTTCGCTCTTGAATCATTATTTGTAGTAGTTATTCTAACTGAATCTTCAATTTTCACCCATCTGGCACCGTCATAACGGAACAATCTATTAGGCAAGTAATCTGTTCTAAGGAAGTAGTCTCCCTTGTCTACGTTTGAAGTCGGGAACGTAATACCAAAACCAGCAGGGTTACCGTTTGGTGCAACACCATCGCCGTCAAGGTAGAAACCATAGTGTGAGGATGCCGGTGTGTCTATTACAGCGTTCACAGTTTTATCATCACTGCTAACACGTTGTCCTTCTGAATTGACATTATCTGTACGTATGTTTCCTCTTTCGTCAATTGGTGCAACATAGTATTGTTTATAATTGAAGCCTGCCTTAGGAGCGTCCTCTTCTGCTTGTGCAACAATTTGATCATTAATTGTTTTTTCCCTGTTATATGTTGACATATAGTTTGCAACAGATCCTTCTGTTGTTGCATCACCTATTACATCTCTGAATTCTTGTGAATCCACTAGTGTTTTCATTTTTAATCTTAACAAGTGGGGCCACCAAGTCTGTGAGAAACCTTCCGCGGCTCTGTTTACATCTTCAATAACGTAATATCTTTTCAGTGCTATTGGTACACTTTCGTCTAATGAGTAGTCTTCCTTCATGTGAGGGAATTCTACTACGTCACCACTCATCGGCTTCCTACCAATTCTTTCGACCACATCGTTAAGATGAACGGTTAAAAATAATGTGTCATTCTGTAGAAACATTCCGAATTGAGATAAGTTAAAGTCGACATCCTGCACATTGTAAATCCCCCTTACGGTGTAGATATCACTTGAATATTTCCTATCTCTGTTCTCTAAAAACAACAAATCCTGTATGGTTGTTTCGTTAAGGTCCGATCCTGTCACCCTGGGTTGACTTGGAGATGCCGCCCCATCTTTGTTGGTGTCACCCTGATCATGAGGGCCTAGGTATTTGTGGAAATGTAGATCAGTTCCGCCCACAGTAAACATCTCTTTAATGTTTCTGTCGAAGAACTTGTAGTCATGGCCTTTTTCAGGCTTAAAAATGGATAATCTTGGCATATCATACATATTTATTGCACAGGCAAAGGCTATAAATATGAGTATGTCAGAACTACAAACAGGTCAGCAGGAAATATTCGATTACGTCAAGAACAATCTCGGCGAGGGAATGATTGACGTCGAATTGGACCCAAAACACTACCAAACGGCCCTGGAAAGAGCCATAAACAAATTTAGACAGAGATCGTCAAACGCTGTTGAAGAATCATATGCGTTCCTTGAACT